TATTCAGTTGTGATAATGGTACATTTCTAAAAATAGTATGATATATTTTGAAATCTGGTTCATACCTTTCTTCGGAATCGGTATACTCTCTCCAGTATGTTAAATGTAATGTACCTTCTTTACTCATATTTTATCCTTATCTATTATAAATTGCAAAAGTATCAGCACCGTGTATATGGCAAAAAGATGGTGGTCTGTTATACCAAGGTTTTGAATTACCTCTATATCTGTATCTAATCTTCATACCATTACCAGTATTTGTAATTTCTTTAAAATATTTAAGATATTTCATAGGTATTTTTTTTGCGATTGATAATTCAGAACCGTGTGGGTCTGTAAGATATTTAATTAAAAGAGGGTTAACAACTCTATTAAACACTTTTTTTCTTCTATTCATTATTTGCACTCCTTGTTTTTATATTCTTCAGGTTGTAATGAACATTTGTAGTTCTTGTCTGCCTTTAATCTCATATCAGCGGCAATACCGTCTAATATATTTGGCATATTGTTAAATATAACTTGAATAATCTCTAAAGACATATTGTGCATGAGTCTTTGTACTTCAGCATTCGCAACTGCACTATGGTCTATATCAGTACCTTTGATTGTTTCTGTAATTATGTGAGCAGTTGTTGCTGTTTTGTAGTCATTGGCCGAAGCAGATCCGACCCATAAAAATAAACCCCATATCCAAACGCATAATACAATTAAACTAATTTTCAATATTTTCATTATATAGTCTCCTTTGTGATTTCTTTATCAATTAGGTTTTCACTTATTATTTCAAACAAAGTTTTACCTTTAGTGAAAAGTTTTGTTTTTGCAATCGCAATTCTTCTCTCTAATCTAGCAAGACTTTGTGATTCTTGATTTGTTATTGTTTGTTTTTTCATCATATACATAAAGTATATCAGAAATCTACGCATATTGCAAGCATTATTCCAATAAAAATGGAACAAAAAAAGGTAGTAAAATCAGGGGTTTATAGAGTATTGAGAATTAGAATCATTATAAAGACACCTAGGGCGTGATAAATTTATCAGTTTGTTCTACTTTTGTTCTTCTTTATGCCATTCACTCAATCTGCCTCGTAAGTAGTGTTTTGAGGGTTCATATCTATGCGATACATTATCATACCACCACTTTGAAACGGAGTTGAGCATAGTTTTCAACTGTGCCATTTTCCACGCCCTAGTGCTTTGAAGTTTGAGATATCAAATCAAATTTCGGATTTAAGTATTGCTAAAATAGCTCTACTTAATCCTATTTAGACAAATTATTTTTTTGACAAATTGTTAAGCGATTCTCTTAAAATATTAGAACCGCCGATACGAACATTGATAATACCATTATAGTATTCATCTGTCTCTAAAACTTTTCTTTCAAACTGTTCTTTTGCTTCTAGATAACTCGCAACACCTCTACTCGGGCAATAATATAGTATCTCTCTTGTAAAATTATCTTCACCTAGACGTTTTACATCATCAATTAAGTTTTCAGACGATCCCCAATAAGTTTTCCAATCACTTTCTTTAGTGCCTCGTCTTTTATTCTTTCGACCTTTAAGTGGTTTCTTTGTAGTCTTAAATTTTGCTAACTTCTTACCTATATATTTCTTACCATTAAAGATATTAGTTATTAGATATACGAAGGCTTCACAACCCTCAGGTAGTTCTTCAACTATTTTATCTTGATAAGTCCACTCAGTCCCAGTTTTCATCAATGTCCGTCACCGTTTCTTCGACTTCTTCGTGCTCTTCACCACAAAATGGACAAAATTGTTCTATGTAATCTTCGGGTAAATCATGTTTTACTATGTATGTTGCCGAACAGTTATCACATACTGTCTTTAAGTTAGGGTTTTTTATCATAGTTTAAATCCTTTAAATGTCTCTTTCTCAACATCCTGTTTTATACCACCAACGATATAGCTTTCTATCTCAGTTTCTTGTGGTGCGTTTTGAAGTCCTCTACTATTTAACCAATGTTGGGTCCATGGTAAAGGATTATTATTAGTTGGTTGGTCATAAACTTTATTTAGACCGATTGCTCCCATTCTTTTATTTGCCATAAATTCTACATACTGATTTAGTAGTGTATCATTTAGACCAATCATAGAGCCTTGATTAAATAGATACTTTGCCCATTCTTTTTCTTGTTGAACAGCAGTATCATACATATCATAAACTTGTTGCTCACACTCTTTCATAATCTTGAGCATTTGTTTATCATTTTCTTTCTTACGGAAGTTATTTATGATGTTTTGAGAAACAGCAAGGTGTAAGTTTTCGTCTCTAGCAATTAGAGATATAATTTTAGCAGAACCTTCCATAAGTTTTAATTCACCAAAAGCAAACGAACAAGCAAATGAAACATAGAATCTAATACCTTCAAGTATGTTTACGTTCACTAGTGTTAGATATAATAGTTTTTTTAATTCATAATTATCACCTTTACCAAATAAATGATATTGATGAGCATAAGTTATAAACTTATCATAGGCCTCAGTTACAGTTTTTGCTCTTGCCATAATCTCTGGTGTATCAATAATTGTATCTAATACCTCAGTAGGATCAGAATAAACATTTTTCATAATGTAAGTATAAGACCTACTATGTATTGTCTCACTAAAATCCCATGCAACTAACATAGATTCTAATTCAGGTAAACTACAAAATGGTAAAAACGCAAGGCATGGACCTCGACCTTGTACACTATCTAATAATGTTTGATACTTTAGATTAGATGTAAAGATATGTTTTTGTTCATCTGATAATTGTAAGTAATCATTTCTATCTTTTTGTAAAGATACTTCTTCTGGTCGCCAAAAGAAACCTAGTTGTTGTTGATTTAACTTTTCAAAGATAGGATATTTTTGTTGGTCATATCTTTGTGTATTAGGTTCTTCACCAAAGAACATAGGTTGTTTTAACCAATCTACTTTTTTTGTATTGAATGTTTTAGACATTATATCGCACACGCCTCACAATATTCTTGATAATCTTCATCTGTTTTAAATTCTTCTCTAGTTTTCATATCTTCCTTTACATCATCATGCCAACCAACTGAATGAGTAGGTTCTTCAACATCTGCTTTTGCGTCATATGTATTTTGATAATAAGATGTTTTCCAACCTAACTTGTATGTGGTTAACAAGTCATTTGCCATTACTGAAACAGGCACCTCGCCGTCAGTATAATTTTCTGGATTGTAACTCCAGTTCCCACTAATTGCCTGGTCAAAATATTTCTGCATGATAGAAATAGTATTAATATAACCTTCATTACTTTTCATATCCCATAACAAAGTGTAGAAATTCTTTAATCTATTATAGTCAGGAACTATTTGTTTAAGTGTTCCTTTTTTACTTTTCTTAATCGAAAGAAAATCACGAGGCGGTTCAACGCCGTTTGTAGCATTTGACACAACCGAACTACTCTCTGATGGCATTTGTGCCGAGAGCGTACTATGTCTGAGACCGTCTTGTTTGATATCCTGTCGTAGAGCAGACCAATCATAACTTAACTTTCTTTTGACTAAATCGTCAACATCTTTCTTATATGAATCGATAGGCAGAATGCCATCACTATATTTAGTTTTATCAAAGTATTCACAAGCACCTCTCTCTTTCGCAAGAGCATTACTTGTTTTTAGTAGATAGTATTGAAATGCCTCTGTAACTTCATCAACTAATTTCCATGCTTGTTTATCACTATACTTAACTTTATTCTTTGCAAGATAGTGAGCAAGACCAATATAACCTATACCTAAACTTCTTCTTGCAAGTGTAGATTTCTTTGCAGCCTCTACTGGATATTCTTGATAGTCTATTATTTCTTCTAATGCTCTTACAGATAAATCACATAAGTCCTCTAAATCTTCTTTCTTTGTAATCATACCTAGATTAATAGCAGATAGAATACATAATGCAATCTCACCATCAGGATCATCTATGTGTTTGATAGGTGTTGTTGGTAATGTAATCTCTTGACATAGATTAGACATATAGACTTTATCTTTAAAAGATGAATGAGTATTACAATGGTCTATGTTCATAATGTAGATACGACCTGTCTCTGCTCTTTCTTTTAATAAGTCCATAAACAAAGTTTGTGCCCTTACTTTCTTTTTACTAATAGATGTTTTTCTTTCATACTTCTCATACATTTCATCAAACTCGGGCATACCAAATGCTTCATATAAACCTGGTGTTTCGTGTGGCGAAAATAAAGTTATATCTTCATCTTTAATAAATCTTTCATAAAATAATTTAGATATCTGTATCGAGTAATCTAATTTTCTAACTCTGTTATCATCTGTGCCTTTATTATTTTTTAGAACAAGTATA